CCGTCATGACAGGCCCACACAAGCACAGGCTTGGTGCGTGGGGCAAGCTCTCCTTGTAGCTTGTTGAGCTTCCTGATGGCGACAGGTAACGGGTATGCGTTGTCGATGTCTCGGTGTCTGCCCTTGACCTCCACAAATCCAACAAGCCTTTCACCCTTGAAAATCTGAAAGTCCACGTCGTTCTCTCCGAGCTTCTTGAAGGTCAGGTCAAAGAGAGAGCAGAATTTGGTGATGGCTCTTTGTTCTCGTTGTAAGTGGCTGTCATTCTCGAACCTCATAGCTCCATTAGGCAGTTAAACGCAGTGTGCCCACCAAGCACAACGCCACAGCCTATGGCTTGTCGTTTGAAGTGACGGGCGTAGGCAGCACCGTAGCTGTCAGCGTCAATGCCGCATCCTACCTGCATGCCGAAGACCCGAAAGTTACGGCCAACAAGCCATTCGCAGTATGCCTGTGTGTGAATGTGCCCGGATACCGTGCTCATCATGTCGTTCTTTGCCTTGGTTCTTGCCGTGCCACCCTCGCCATGAACGTACTGCACGTTGTCATACACCACGCGCTCTGACCAATCCCAATCCGTGCCAAGCACTTCGTTGTAGGAGCGAATCCATTCCATCGGAACAGACGAAGAGAACGCCTTGCGCATGATGATGCGGTCGTGGTTTCCAATGACTACATCTGCAATCGGAAACGCATCAGCCCACTTCGTGACCTGTGCAATAGCATAGTCAAGCTCAGTACCACCCGACATCCCGTTGGGGTCGGTCTCGTGGTAGCTTGCGTAGTGGTTGTCCAAGATGTCCCCAATGAAGACTACTTGGTTCAGGTTGTACTTGGCGTACACGTCCTTGCAGAACTCAAGGTATCCATCAAGACAAAAAGGAGCGTGGATATCGCCAACGACGAGTATCCTCCGCTCCTTCTTCATTAGGTTTTCGTAAGCTATTCTTTTGTTTCCCTTTAGCCTTGGTCTGCTTTCAGATTTCATCATCTACAGAGTTTCTTATTTCAGCAAGCCGCTCCATCTGTTCATCAATCGCGGCTCTGACAGAATCAAACTCCCTGTCTACCAATCCCTCATACACCCTGTTGTTGCAGTCGTGAAGAGATTCCATCAACGTATTGATGTGGTTCAATCTTTCTCGTTCAACTGCGGTGGGAGGGGTCATCTTCTGTCTACGTCCATGAGGAATAAATCGCCTGTTGGTTTGTGAACTTTCCTGATGGCCCTGTATATCTCTTGGGATTTCCTCTTCACCTCTTTCCTCTCCGCTGTGGTAGAGTCAGTTCCGAGGGCGCAATACATTGCCGCATCAATGCGTAACAGCTCGTCAATCTTCTTCTTGTCAGTCCATGTTTTGAACTGAACAATCTTGTCGATGTCGTTGTTAGTGTAGTCCATTGAACCAAGTATTCAGCTTGCGCTCGACGTCTTCTTCAGCACCTATAGGAGTTCGCTGACTAATCAACTTTACAATCCCCTGTAAACGAGTGGCTTCTGAAGCCTCGGCTTCGCGCTCAAGGCGAAACTTTTCAAGTTGGGAATATAAATTACAAACCTTTTCCCTCAAAGAAAAAACTTCATTTTTTAGCTCTGACCTCTCCATCGTGTAGACAGGGTCGAAGGTGTCCATGTATACGGCCTTGGACTGTTCGTACATCCTCTTGAGCAGGGCATCCTGCTTGGTATATGCCCTGAAGTTCTTGCAATAATGACAGATGGTGGCGTGGTTTTTACCCAAGTACCTACCTATTTCTGACTTGCCGAACCCTCTTTCCCACAGGATGTATGAGAAAATGATGCGTGCGTTTACATACTCACGGTCTCTCCGTGGGTCGCAGATGTCGAGGTCGCATACCTCCTGAACCGCATTTCGCAGGACATCAAACTCCGTTTTGGTTTCGCTGTGCATGATATTCGATTGTATTGTTATCTAAAATAAAGTCGAGATAATCGTCGCACGAGATGGCAACGATATCTAAGAGCAGGGGAAGTTCGCCCTCCTGATTGAGGTACTCAATAGAATAAAAGACAGGGTCTTCCCCACGAATGACTCCTCCTGTGATTTGACTCCAACCCTCAGCGGTTGGTAGATACTCAAGCGCAGGGAGGATGTCCTGCAACAATTGCTTTCTGCGCTTGATGGTAAACTCTGCAAGCTGTTCAACGAACCATTCTTCTATCTCGAAATGACCATTGTCAAACACCCCTGTAAACTTCGGTAGTGCCATATCGTTCTAATTCTTTTAGCCTGTACTCCTGAAGCCTTGACAGCTTCCCTTTAGGCGTTTTAACCTCTGAAAAGATTACATTAGAATCAGGCGGAATAGCGACGATATCAGGTATACCGTTCTTATTCGTCTTGATTAGTTTGATAACGTAGTATCCCTCTGCTTCGAGTTGCTTTATTCTTTTCGATTGTATCTGCTGTTCCGTCACCTATCAAATATACGAAACGCATACCCGTTTATTCTTTGTTCAATTTCTTGAAGTGGTTTACGGTGAAGTCGCGCTTCTTGGTTACGGCCTTGTAGATGTCCTTCTCAATGCCACCACGAGAGAACACCCAATACACATCTGACTCAAGCCTCTCCTTCGTCGTCATCCTATCTCGCGATTGCCAATAGCTTGTCGCAGAGAAGTCGATGTTGTAGTACACCAAAGCGTCGGCCTCTCGTAAGGATATACCCTCACGTCCGCTCACGATTTGTAAGGCTATGTTCTTACTTGTTCCTGTGAACTTATCGAGGTCGGTAACGAGTGTGTCTTTGAAGACACGCTTGAGTGCCTCAAGTTCTGCCTTGAACTTGTAGAAGATGCCAATCTTCTTGCCCTCAAACTTCTCCTTGATGAACTCAGCCTTGCTTAGGTCAAGCACCGTGGACTTGCCGGACTCGAACTTGATAGTCCCGGAGTAAAGCTGATGGAGCTTCATCATGAGCTTGACAGGGGTGTCAGCCAAGATGACCTCGTCCTTACCCTCCACAACCAAGTCCCTCTTGAGCCTCGCGGCAAGGCTGTACGTCAAGTCAGACATCTCCACTTGCAGTACGTGCTCTCGCGTATCGACCTTGAAGCCCGCCTCCTTCTGTGAGAAGTTGATGGTGAAAGGTCTCATCGCTTCGAGGATGGTGTCCAATCCCTTGGAGTAGTCGTTAATCATCAACCCGTTTATCTTCTTCTGAGTGACCCGCGCGTACTTGTCGCAGAATCGGTAGAAGTTTTTGAACTCAGCAAACGGGTTGTTGGGAATGCCGTACACCTGATGATACATCTGACAGTATGACTCAGGTGTCGGTGTCCCCGACAGCAGGATAACCTTTGGGCTATAACGCTTCACGATATCCCTCACATCCTTGGCCCTCTTGCTTGGCTTGGGGAACGCACCGATGCTGTGTGCCTCGTCAAGGATAACGATGTCCCACTTCACGTCAGGAAGTTTGTGCATCGACTCGTAGTTGATGACGAACAGGGAGTATGATGGGCATAGCTTGTCGCTGTCTGCGGTGATAGAAGAGATGGCCTTCTTCTTCGTTATGAACAGGACGTTGTCCACATCCATCTCGTCGCAGATACCGAGGCTTGTAAGGGTCTTGCCTGTACGCACCTCCATCGCCAAGTAGAGGAAGCCCGTGTCCTTGAGGACACGGACTCCCTTTTCAATGATGGCTTCCTGATAGTCTCGGAACTCTATCTCTGATGACTTCTTCATCTGCTCTGCATAGTATTCAAGGCTGTTGGAGATACGCTCTCTGACAAGTGGGTCAACGTCGCGGTACTTGTTGACCTGCACCTTGGTCGCGGCACGACCACGCCCCACGGTTCTCTGAACCTTGGCGTTGATGATGCGGTCAAGCCTCTGAACGCTCCGGTACATATCAGCGTCGCTGAAGTACGGCTTGCGCTCGAAGACCTCCTTGTCTCCCCACATGAAGGTCTCAACCTTCATTGTATTCGGCTTCGAGAATCATCTCCAAGTAGTGGATGGCCTTCTTGATATCCTGCGCCTTGCCCTTGTCGCGGTGGCGGGTGACGTACTTGATGACGTTGCCCTCAAGGTATCCCATCTTGTTCTTGAGGATGTACTCTACAGGCTCGATGGCTCCGTTCTTGTAGTGTTTCTCTCCCTTCTTCTCAAGGCTCTTCATGTTCTTTGGTTTAGAGTGTGGATAGTTGTTGACGATATTCCATACCGTGCCATAGGTAAGGTCGAGGCGGGAAGCGATGTCGCGAAGGGATACACCTCGCGCGTTGAGTCTGCGCACTGCGATGTTGCGCTCCTCTTTCATTAGATTCTTTTTCATGATGATTAAATTAAACGGGTTTGAACTTCTACTTCGTGCTTGTTTCTCATTCGCAACCAACGGCCTGATGGGTCGCGGCCTTCTTCAGGCGTAACGCCTGTGGCAAAGACAGCGTATGCCGTAAGCCACTTATAGAATCGAGTACGGCTGATGGTCATCTTGGCCTTGGGTGCATAGTCAGGGTACTCCTGAATGAACTCATAGTACAGGTCTTGCTTCATCAGCTTGACACCTACATCAAGGTGCGAGTTCTTGGGTGTCCCTTCAATCAGACCACACCATTCGATGAAGTCATGGCTTGTCTCTGCTGATAGCTGACGCACCTGAAGGTTGACGAAGGAGGACTTGACCAAGCCTGTCTTGAGGTATCCCTGCAAGCAAGCGACCATGTAGTTGTCGAACAAGCACCAATCCTCATCGTTCCAATCGGCAAAGAAGTGCTTGCCAAACTCGTCGAGAGGTGTGTGGTTTTTGGTGTAGTGCTGATGCAGTTCCACCTCCCACTTGCGTCGAGCGAATGAGTTGCCCGTACCCTTGATGGCATAGTTGGTGGTGATGGCAATCTTCGGTGACTTGCTGAACGGAATCTTGATGGCATCCTTGTTCTTCTTCTCCAACGTCAGACCCTCGGTCACCACGCTGAAGAGCCTCTCGAAGTCAAAGTTCTTCTTCACATCATCGAAGCACAGCACCTGCGTGTCTGCACTTACGGTCTGATATGGGAAGGACTTCTCGAATGCAAACGCCTTGCCGTCGATGACTACGAGTTTCTTCATCTGACTGAGTGCGTTCATGAACAAGCCCTTGCCTGTTCCGCCTTCAGGGTTGTCGCTGATGACCTCGTCGTTGAGGATGACAGCCGGGCAGTACGACAGGTTCTTGTATCCGTGCATGAGGAATCCAATCGTTGACTCCATCGTAGCGATACGCATATCGTTGTCGCCGCAGATGCGTGAGATGAACTGACCGTAGACGCAACCTTGGTATTCACATTCCATGAACTTGCGGTCGATGACGTGGTCTTTCCAAACGTACCCACCGAGGTCGAGGTAGTCAATGGTCTCTACTGCATCCTTGGTGATTTTGACAGCGCAGTTCCTGTAGTACAGGTACGATGTGTCCTTGGTATCCTCGATGAAGTAGATGTCAATCGTTGACAGCAGGGACAGGAACTCCTCGCGAAAGAACCTGACGTTGTCAGCGAAGTAGTTGTACACGCTGATGTCGTCAAGTTCAATCAGGTGGCTCAGAATGAAGTCCTTGATTTCTTTCTCCGACGTGTGGTCGATGAGGTTGTTGGTGACCTTGACGAAGATGTAGTTGCGCCCACCTTCGGGGCAATACTTATAGAAGCCGTTGTCTTCCAAGAACTGCTTGAACAGGATGTGTACGATTTTGATTGTACCCTTCTCGTTCTTTTCCCAAAACGTCTGCATTGAGTTCTCCTCCTCGACTCGGTTGAGGACAGCGTCAATCGTATCGCTATCAAGTGCAGACTCTTCGAGTTGATAGCGTATTTCTTTTTTTGACACACCGCGTTTCATCTTGGTGCGGATGGTGTTCACCCTGTCTTCGTCCTCGTAATACTTCGTGCCGAAGTTCTGCGTGTGTTCGTATGCCGAATCAATCGTTCGCTGAATCTCGCTCTCAGGAAAGTCCTGCGTAGCGTAGTTGTTCAGGACGTAGGACGCAAGGCTCTTGTTGATGCCGTAGTCGTTGAGGGCCATAGCAAGAACGAACGTGTTCTGATTGCGCTGTCCCTCGACCATCGGATACTTCTTCGTCCACCACTTGATGAGGATGTCTACAATTTTATTCTCGTCGGTGATGGGGATGGTTGGTGGGTCACGACGCGACACGAGTTCGCGATACTCAGGCTCGTCAATCTTATCCCACAGCGAGGCGTTCTTGTTGACGTACAGCACAGGGTCGAATGACTCGTAGCATACACGGCTCAGGTTCTTGCACGTCTTGTCGAAGTGCGGGCTGTCGAAGTGCTTCTGAAGTGCGTTGAAGTAGTTGACGTGGTTGTCAGGGTCAGCAGGTACGCGAACCAAAACCTTCAAGCCATTGCCGGACGGACTGACGAACGCGGCATAGACGTATGGGTCTTTGGTAAGGTTCTCCTTGTGGCTGATGAGTTCCTTCTTCTTATCATACCCATCGAAGTCCAAGCAGATAAGTCCGCTGTGTTCGACGAGTGACTTGTCGTTGCGCTTGTTGAATGTTCCGCTGAAGCAGATAGCGGGGAGACCCTTCTTAAGTTCATTGCGCTCTGTCTTGTTGCGCTCTGCCCTGATTCTCTTGACAAGGTCTTTGGTTGCTCCCTCCTTGATTCTTTGTAGGACTACATCGACGGGGCGATGGAAGGGAGTGGCAGTCTCTACGATATTCCTAAAGAGTGTGACGGTTGATGCCATAGCTGTGCTGAATTTGTGCTGATTAAAGTATTCACTATCAATGAGATGTCGATAATGTCGATTTTTTTCTCCGAGTACAAGAGAAAATAAAAGTAGAGTGGAGAGTAGTAGTAGTTAATGACGAAACTATGTCGGCATTTTTTGGGGCAAAAAAAGGGGAGACCGAAGCCTCCCCTTCCTACTCAACACAAATGGTTAGAAAGGCAAACCTTCTGCAGGGGACTCTACTTCCTGCGGTTTACTTTTCGCCACAGTTTT